CGCCAGCCGGAGCGTCCCCGACGACGTGCGCGCGAGTAGCTTCGTGTTGTCGTGGTCGACGTTAAGGATCACGTCTGGCCGGCGGGCCAGCACGCTGTCGAACGCGCCGCGAGACAGCACCTCCCGGAAGCCCCCGAGATCGCTAGACGTCGACTCCGTCCGGGCCGCGTAGCCCTTGAACTTCGTCCCGCTGTCGGCCTTGCGCGACTGCGTGAACGCCAGTTTCTTCGGCATGTCAGCGACTGCGAGAACGCGAACCTCACGCGACAATTGCGTCATCGGGACCTCCAATAAAGGGCTGGCCGGGGCCGTCGGACGGCAATTTCTGCGGGATACCGGGGGCGTCTGGCGGTGTCGTGGCCGGGTTCAGCGGGGCAGGCTGGCCCTGCGCGGCAGCCTGCTTGAGCGTGGAGAAGCCAAGCTGCAGATAGGTGAGATCGGCGGCCGGCTCGTCGAGCAGCGGTAGGTCTTCGATCTCGCGGATCTCGTTGGGAGTGATCGCGCCGAGATTGAAAAGCGTCTGAAACAGCTGCGAGCGGGTTGCCGTGTCGGCCCGCAAGAGCCCACGGTTGTCGAGTTTGGAATAGACGTCCGGGCCGTAGGTGCCGAGGATCGAGATGTCGATGGCGCTCTCAATCCTGTGCTGCCAGGGCAGCAGGCAGAACACCTGGGCGGAGATGAACTCCTGCTCGACCGTCGACCACTTCATCGCGGTCGTGTCTCCGATCAGCGTGCTTGGCACGCCGTAGATGCGGGCGATCTCGCCGACGATGCTGGACCGCTGGGCCATGTACTGGCTCGACTCCATGGAGTTGCCGTCGAGCACCTTTGCCGTCACGCTCTTCGGCAGAACGGCGGCCTTGCCCCGGTTTCGCGGTCCGCCGTAGGCGTCACGCCATCCGTTAATCAGGGCCTGCTTGCCCTCTTCGGGAATTTTCTCGGTGGTCTCCAGCACGATGTCGGGACGGGCGGCGTTGTCCCAGTAGGCGCTTGCAGCAATGTCCAACTTGCGCGCGAGAGAAACCGAAGTCCCGCACAGATCGGCGGGCATCATCCCCATGTAGCCGTTATCCGACAGCCAGCGGTAGTGGACGATCTGCTCTTGCGCGTACTCTTCCTGCCCGCCGAAAGGGTTTATGTAGTTGTATTTCAGCGTGTTATCCGACATCCGCTTGACCACCATTCGGCTCGGGTGGAGCGGGATCAACTCGGAGCAGAAGCCACGCTTGCCGCTGCGGATCAGGCTGTAGGCGTTGCCGTACAGGCCGGTGTGATAGACGGTCGTCTCAAGGTACTGGTGGGTCGACATCCAGCCGTTTGGCTGGCGGCGGAGCACCGGATAGCAGGCAAGATCGGTGGCTGGCCGCTTGTGCCGATCGCCTGCGTGCAGGATCTCCAGCGGCATACAGGAGATCGATTGAGCGAGAAACCGCAGACAGGCAAGGATGGCCGTGACGCGCGCGGCGGTCTGCGCGGTCAACTTGTCCATCGGCTCGATTCCCCAATACTGGGGCGCCAGCGCGTCGAGAGCGCGGACCGTCACGACGTCGTCGGGGTGCAGCTCAAGCTCGTCAGATGACGAAGACCGACCAGTCAGAATCCCCGTCATCATCGTCGGTAGACGCGACAGCCAGCCCGCAGATCGTTGCGACAATGCCATCGATTTTCTCTTTCGATCGGCCCTTGTCGGGCTTTATGTTGCCGTTGCTGTCGGTCAGCAGCTGCACGTTGCCAGCCATCCACGAAAGAACGGGGTTCCCGCCGTGCCGTATGCGTCGCTCGTAAACGAGTGATTCGAGGAGCTTGCTGGGCGCGGACATCGATCCCACGTTCTGGCCTATTCCTACGATTTCGAGCCCCTCCGATTGAAGCCGCGACGCGATGCCGCCAAGGTTCCACGGGTCGGCCCCGATCTTCCGCACTTGGTGCGTCTGGGCGTATGCGACGATGTCGGCCGCTACGGCGTCGTGGTCCAGGCGGACGCCCGGTGTGGTCCGCACCCAACCCTCTCTGATCCACTGCGTTAGCGGGATGCGGTCCTTCGCTTCGCGCTCAGCGACCGCGTCTTCGGGATACCAAAACAGGCAGTCGAGATCGTAGGAGCCATCAGGCCCCTTGAAGATCGCCACGGCCGCCGTGAAATCGCGGTTGCTTGCAAGGTCAAGACCCATGTAGCAGGCCCTGCCTGACAGCGGCTCCGGCGGCCCGGCGCCACACGCTGCCCAGACGTCAGGCAGGAACCACCGAGAATCCGATTCAGTCGGCACGTTGATCCGATACCGTGCCCACTGGTTCAGCGCCGCAGGGTTCTTCTGGGCCTGCACTGCGTCTGCCCGGAACGACTCAAGCGAGATCGTGTGCCCGAGACTCGGGTTTGCCTTGTACCACTGCTCCTCGTCGAACCACTTCGCCGGATCGTCGTCCGCTTTGTAGATCCTCCCGAAGAAACTCGGGTCGTGCGCGGGGTTGGCCTGCACCTGCTCGGCGTATTGCCACAGCTGCCACCAGAGCGAACCGGGCGAGCGGTCATACCCTGCGGTGCTGATCGAGATCACGATGGGCGACCGTCTGGCGGCGCCGGCGTAGCGAAGGGCATCGTAAAGCCGCGTGTCGCGCTGGCTGTGGGCTTCGTCCAGCAGGACCGCCGAAGCGTTGAGACCTTCAGCCCGGAAACTGTCGGCGGAGATCACGGTGTAACGCGAACCGCTGGCCCGGTGCAGGATCGTGTTGCGCGAGTCGATCACCTCCAGCACCCGCGACAGGTGCGGCGACGCCCGCACCATCTGCGCCGCCTCGCGCGCGATGATGCCAGCCTGCGCGCGGTCGGATGCCGCCGAGATTACCTCGGCACCGGGCTCGTTGTCGCCGAGCAGGAAATACAACCCCAGCCCAGAAAGCAAGGTCGACTTGCCGTTCTTCTTGGGCGTAAAGATCGCTGCGGTGCGGTAGCGCCGCCTGCCCTGGTCGTCGTGCCAGCCAAAGAGCGGCTCGATTATGTCGTGCTTCTGCCAGTCGAGTAACTGCATGGGCTTGCCCGCCCACTCGCCCTTGCTCATCTGGCAGAACGTCTCGACGAACTTGATCACCCGGTCGGGCCGTGCCTGATCGTAGGCGAAGCCCGGCACGGCCTCGGGCCGCGTCGGTGCAGCAGCTGCACGCCGGCGACTAGGCTTTGGCTTTGAGGAAGACGTCGAGCTGGTCGGCTTCTTCTTCACGTTGCACCACCATTCCACTACGTGAAGCCGGCGTCATGCCAAACTCCCTTTCGATCGCCAGCAGGTCGGCAGAGAAGCCGCGTAGCGCCGCCACCTCTGGATTGCCCTTGCTGCCACCGGCGGCAGTCGCGCTTGACAGCCCGTTCGCTTTGATCGACTCACGACACTGGTGCCACATCTCGGTCGTGTGGCAGTAACGCTCCAGCGTGTCGCGGTCTGAGACTGTCAGGATCCCGCAGCGGGCCAGCGCCGGTGCCTTGCGACGCCACACGGCCAGGGCGACGTCGGACAACCCCGCCGGCGGATCGAGCGGTGAAGGCTCCGGCTGCGGCTCCGCTTTTTGGCGCGCCTTCAGGTTTTGTTTTGAAGGGTTGCCGCGCAGGATTTTCAGTTTGGTTGGCTCAGGTGCTCGACCTCTTCGTGTCATTTACCTCCTCCAAAAAAACTTTGGCCGAGTCCGGCCACGCGCACACATTGGGCGTGGCGTTTCGGCTTACTGTTCAATTTTGCAATCGACCCCACCCTCCCCACCTATCTTCACAAGAAGCCCTTCCTGCGCTGCTCCGCTCGCGTCTTGCGACCGTGGCAACCACCGCACAGAACCTGCAGGTTGCCGTCAGTGTCCGCCCCTCCGTCCTCCAGTGGCACGATATGGTCGACGTGCCCTGCGGTCCCTGTCACGATCCCGCACGACCGGCAGGTCATCGCGTCGCGTCGCAGGATCCTCAGACGCTTGGCACGCCAGTCGTGCGTGTGATAGTGGGCTATCTCGTTGGCCCGCTTCGTGCGTGGCCTTGGCGGCCTCCAGCGTGGTATCTCGCTCGCCATGCTATTCCGTTGCCTGCGTCGTGTTGAAGAGCCGCAGGCGTCGCGCGTGAACTTCTTCCAGCCTCTTGGCGATCTCCTCTGGCGTTGGGTCTCGCGCCGTCCTGCCGCTGCGCCGTCCTTGCCCTGCCCGCAGGTCACGCAGCTGGTCCTTCAGTCGTGCCTCCAGAATCGATCGCGTCGATCCGATCTGCCATGCGATCTCGTCGCGTGTAGCGCCGTTGGCAAAGAGCTCTCTGGCCTGCCTCAGTTGGTCGTCGGTGTACAGTTTCTTCTCGCCCTTCCGTGGCATTACATGCTTTCAATGGTGACGCCTGTACGCCCCTCCGTTCCGTACCACTTCTCCACCCTCAATGACGCCACGCAGCTGTCGTTGCCCCACAACTCACCCAGAGCGTCGAGAATCCCCTTGGCGATGTTGTCCACGTCGGGCCGTGGCAGCTTCGGGGCGCCGGCCCGCACGCCCTTCTTGGTCAGGTGCGACGTCGGCCTGGCG